ATACAAGATATTGTATGTTTGACCTAAAAAAAACACTATATATGGAGGCAGTATGTCACAAGAAAATAGTCAGGAAGTTAGCGAAACAGCAAGTGAGCAACCTACCACAGAAACAACTGATAGTTCGACCGATGTTAGTTCGTTAGTAGCAGAAAGTAAAAAGTATCGTAAAAGGTCGCAGGATGCTGAGGCACGATTAGCTGAGCTTGAAAAGAAACTTGCTAGTGCAGAAGAAGTAAAAATGATCCAAGAAGGTAAAAAAGATGAATTGATTGCAAAATATCAATCTGATAATGAGCAATTAACTGCAACTGCACAGAAGTGGAACAAGTATGAGGAAAATCGCAGAAACACTTTATTAGAATCAGCCCCTGAAGAAGAGAGAGAAAGATTAGCAAGTTTGGATCTTGATACTCTCGAATATGTAACTAATAAAATTAATAATGTTAAAGCCAATGCTCCAGAAGTCGCTGGTAATCCAAGAACAACAGTTCCTAAAAAGAAGTTTTCTGATATGACAGCCGATGAGAAAAGAGATAATTGGGAAAACATTATACAAAGCTACAAACCGTAGCAATTGGAGAAATAAATGTTTTTTAATAATTTTAATCCTATAAATGGACATGAGTCGCATTTATTGCAAATGGCTCTAACAGATCCTTCAGATGTTAATGTTCTGGCTGGTGGTTCTGCTGGGTCAATATCGCAGAATATCGCCGACCAATTTGTTCCTGAGGTTTGGGGAGATGCTATTTTGTCAGTATTTCAACAAACAATAATGATGAATAGCTTGGGGATAAATTTATCTTCAAATGTATCAAGTGCAGGAGATGTAATTCATCTACCACACATTGGTACTCCTGCCCTACAAGCAGTTACTCATGGTGAGGAAATTGCAGTAGATATTTCAGGAAGTGACACTTCTGCTCAAACTGATTTAACAATAGATCAGTATAATGTTTCTTCTGTGTATGTACCTGACATCACAAGAGTTCAATCAAGTTATGATCTTATGAGTATTTATGTTAAACAATTAGCATATGCCAATGCAAGGGGTTTTGATAATTTCCTACACTATCAAGTAGCAAATAACTTTAAAGGGTTATTTAGAAGTGCTACTGGTGCTGTTGGTGCAGATCCTAACACTTCAATGCATGTTGTAACCACAGGATCAGTTCTTGGTCAAGCTAATTTAACTTCTTTGATGGCATTAATACTTGGTGAAACAGGTTCAACTGATGGTTGGCATCTTGTTTTATCGCCTGATATGTATTCAAGTTTAAATGCTTTAACAGATTATGCACAAGGGACACAAGCTACTCTTGGTGAAAGCTTTGGTAGAACAGGTAATGCTGGGGCTATTCTTGGCATGCCTGTTTGGATTGCTCAATCACCTTATATGGGTTCTGCTGGTGGTGGGACAGATGTTGCTGCTGTTGAAGGCAAAGGCATTTTATCAGTTCAAGCTCTTGATTCAGATGCAGCACAGCAAGAAGATATAGTATATGGATATGCAATACATGAAAGTGCATTGTATTATGCGTTTTCAAAACAAGCAAAAATAACTGCTTCTTATAGACACGCATATTTATCTACACTTGTCACTTGCGAATCTGCTTATGGTGGTGCGTTTAGAAACACCGATGCTGATGGCAATAGAAGATGTTTTGCGCTTATTGATTATAAGGCAGCATAAATCATAATTAACATCGAGTTAATTAATTATAGGGGGTGGGTTACTGCCCCCTATATAAAGGAGAGTTATGGCAGTAGAATATAGATATTACAAAAATAGAAGAAATGCAATCCATAGGCGATCCGAATCTTGGTTTGATTCTGCTGAAAAAGAAAAAATATACGAAGAAAATTTTATAAGAATTAAAGGCGAGGATGATTTAAGTGCTTATATTAAACCAAAGCCTAAACCGAAACCTAAGCCTAAAGCTAAAAAGAAAAAATGAGAGATTTAGATAATCTCAAAGAAATGATAGCAAAGCACGAAGGTTATGAACCTCGTGTATATAAATGTACCAATGGTTATGATACCATTGGTTATGGGTTTGCAATAAAAGATTTATATATGGATGAAGAGATTGCGAACCTGATCCTCGACAAAAAGATTCGAGGTTTATTAGCCAGAATAGAAGGAAATGACGACTGGGATTCATGGTTCTTTGATAAACCAGAGATAGTCCAGGATGTGCTAGTCGATATGATTTTCCAAATAGGATTCTCTGGCGTACGAAAATTTAAAAAAACAATACAATACATAAAAGATGATAACTTTTTGTTGGCTAGTGAGGAGATGCTCGATAGTAAATGGGCAAGGTCAGATAGTCCTAATAGGGCTAAAGAGTTAAGCGACATTATAAAGTCGCAATAACAACAAGCCAAAGGGGGTGAATGGTAGACCCTAAGAAGTTAGTTTGTCCAAGTTGCTATAGTATCGGATTAACCAAGCAAGGTTTTGATGAATACAAGAGGCAACGATATGGGTGTCGATCCTGCATATCTAAAACAGTATTTCCTATCGTGGATGCTGACCTAGAAATAGTACAAGAGAATGTAAGACTATCTAAGCAGAAACAGAAAGCCCAGGACAAAAATCGCATATTCAATAAATCCTTTCGTGAACACGCTAGGATAGAAAATGCTGTAGAAGAATACAGCAAAGAATTAATAACGCTTTTTGAAAAGAATGAATTACATAAAACATTAAATAGTTTTGATATAAATAATAAAGCTGTTGGTGTAATACAATTCTCTGATGTCCATTTCAATGAACTTGTAGAATTAGAAAACAATAGATATGATTTTAAAGTTGCCTCCTCCAGAGTTAGGTATTTTGTCGATAGAGCTAGAATGTATTTTAAGACTGCGAATATTACGAATGTTGTGATGGCACTGACTGGCGATTTAATGAATAGTGACAGAAGACTTGACGAACTTTTGAATCAAGCCACGAACAGAGCTAAGGCTACATTTCTTGGGGTGGACATCTTGCAGCAAGCTATTATAGACTTAAATCAAGATTTTAATGTGACAATAGCATCTGTGGTTGGAAATGAGGGAAGGGCTAATAAAGAGATTGGATGGAGTACAATCGTTGCAACAGATAACTATGATTATACAATTTTCCAATGTTTAAGGTATTTATTTAGAGATAAAAGTATTAAATTTATACATGGAGATCCGTCAGAATTAATAATAAATGTCGCAGGACAAAATTTATTAATGCTTCATGGGCATGGTTCTCTAAAGGGAAAGTTAGACACTACAGTAAATCAAATCGCTGGAAGATACTCTTTAAAAGGAATAAAAATTGACTATGTTATATTTGGTCATATACATTCTGCTAGAGTAGGCGACAATTTTGGTCGGAGTTCATCAATGGTTGGGGCTAACGATTACTCAGAGAAAGCCTTAAATCTTAATGGTAGAGCTAGTCAGAATTGTTATATATTCTATGATAATGGGAATAGAGATGGAATAAAGGTTGATCTTCAAAATGTAAAAGATAATGGATATGACATAGATAAATCGTTGGAGGCATACAATGCGAAATCGTCAGAAAAAAGGAAAAAGAAAAGAACAATATTTGAAGTTGTCGTCTAAACATTGGACATCAACTACAACACCATTACCGAAATTTTATAAGTAGTGGATTTTTTAAACATACTAGAAACCTTTGGGCTTCCAGTTTTTATGGTAATAGCACTTGGGTTTTATATACAGAAACAAAATAAATTTATACAAGATGAATTACAGACAGAGCTAAGAGAATCTTTTGGTAGAGTTGAAAAAATAGTTATCGGATTGATAGATGCACAGAAAACTATGCAGCTAAACCAAGCAGAAATTATGGCTAGTTACAGAGCTATCGTTGAAATTTTAAGTTCAATGTCTGGTAATGGATTAAAAGACAAGTTTAATCGTAAATATTAATAAGGAGAAACTATGTTTGATACAATTTTAGGAGCAGTAGTAAATAATTCAGGACTAATAGTAGGTGGTGGAGCATCTGCTGTAGTATTATGGGTTTTAAAGAAAGTTCCGAATGAGCATTTATGTTCAGTGATAGAAACAACATTTGAAAGTTTAGGAAAAGTAATGACCCTTGGTCTAGGGAAGTGGAGTATGACCAAAAAAGTTTGGAATAGCACAATAGAACCATGGTTTGTAGACCTAGTTGATAATGTCTTTGGTTCTATGGTTAGAGGATTTATAAAGGGTTTGAGGAGTGATAATTAAATGGTTGGTAAATAAATTATTTCCCTTGATACAAATAGAGGAGTGGGTGATTAGATTGTTTCAAAGATTAGACAAACTTGAAAAAGATTCTCACCCACCTTTATTTGATAAGAATCAATTAAAGAAGATACATAAAAGGTTAGAGGATTTGGAAACTAAAGCATTTGTAGATAAGGTCAGTAAATATAATTTTTATGAGGGTTCGGATTAATGTCTTATAAGAGAACAACTACAAGAAAAAGAAAAACTGGTTTTACAAAAAATCTAAGACTAGATAATAATCTTGATTCTCATCATAAGCCAGTTAAGATAGGTGAAGATATTACTGGATTGCAGTTAGCAGATAAAGATGTTAAGATTGAAGGGGATTTGTTGTTAGCAGGTAATATAAAAAATGATGATAATGATAATCTTAATATTGATGGAGATGTAATTGTAGGTGGAGATTTGACTGTAACTGGAAATACTCTTACCTTTGGAAATGGGAAGATAATCCAGAATGAAACATCTAATACGATTGAGCTTACGACACCTATACTTTTAATAGATGGGGAAGAAGTAGGAGTAGGTAGTGATGCTATTTTAACACTCAGTAGTTATACTGGAAGTGATCCAAAAATCATATTTAAAGCAGGAGGTGATAATAAATGGGCTATTGGTCACGATGAAACTGATGATCATTTTAAATTTGATTTTGAAACAGGATTTATTGGTGCAGATACTAAGATGACATTAACTGGAGATGGCGATTTAACAGTTGTAGGAGATTTACAGGTCAATGGAGATGACATAAAATGTGATGGTGCTATGAACTTAGAAGCAGAGGGTGGTGCTATTACATTAGATGCTTCAAATGGAAATTTTCTAGCTAAGAAAGATGGAACAGAATTTTCAGTAGCAAATAGTGCTTATGCAGGAATGATACTTGGATATAGAATGATTGGGGAAGATGCAGCAGCAGCTACTTATGCCTTAACAACATCTATGGCTGTGCCTGATTCTGATATGACAGTAAGATTTAAAGCTCCCCCAAGTGGAGCAGTTGAGGTAATGGTTCAAGTATATTTAGACCAATTAAGTACAAGAAGGAACATAACATTTGGATTGTCAGATAATGCAACATATAATTCTATTGGAAATTCTTATGAGCATAGGGTTATGTCCACAGATGATAGAGAGAATGACACAGTTGTTCAGAATCATTGGACAATTACAGGATTAACAGCAGGAGATACTTATAATTATTGGTTTGGAGCTAAGACAAGTGGTGTTATAGCTACTTTAGGTTGGGGAGGAACATCAGCATCAGAGTATCCTGATTTTATTATGAAAGTAACAGCATTACCAACAGCAGTATCAGACTTTGCAGTATATGGATAAAGGAGAATAATGAGCTTAACAGGAAAAACATTAGCAGGAAGTTATAAAGACATACTACAAATGAATAATTCTAATAGTGGACTTACCACAGCTCTTAGGACTGTAGTAGATGGAGAAGGTACTGCATCGGCATTAATAATTTCAGACGATGCCGTTGGAGTTTTCCCCCAAAATGATGATACTACAGAAGCTTTAAAAGTTTTGAGTAGGGGTTTAGCTACTGTATTCAAAGTAGATACTACAAACGAGTTAGTAACTGCATCAGGGAATATTGTCAATACTCAGTATGCTAATTTTGGTTCAAGTAATATAGGGAATTTAGCTTTTTTAGCAAACACACATCACCCTATTGCTTTTGGAACTGCTACAGGACTTAGTGCTGATAATACAAATCTTTGTTCTTTTGGAACATCGACTGATCCTGCTACAACATTTACAACAGCAGAGGGAAATGCAACAAGAGCAAGTGATTTAGTTCCTGTTATGTGGCGTGTGCCTGATGCAATGTCTATTGATAGTGTAACATCAATAGAGGGAGCTGACACAGCAACAGGAGATACAACCCGTATGCATCTGCTCAGTTACGATTTCACAAGTGGCTCAACATCTGCACTTACAAGTGGAACATTATTAGCACATAACAGCGATGTAACAAACGCAGGTAGTGAACAGGCATATTTAAGCAGTTGGACTGTTGATAGTGCAGCAGTTACAGCAGGGAAAGTAATTTTAGCATTTTTTAGATCAGATAGCATATCATCTGATTATTCGATAAATATAACAGTAAAATATCATTTAACTTAGGAGTAGAATTATGGCTTATGGAAATGGAGCAACAACAACTTTTGGAGGAACAGGTGGCTTTGAAGGAATAAGAGGTAATGGAAAAGCAAAATTTACCAAACCAATAGATACAAAAACAAAATCTATCACATATAGTGCTACAGTAAACAATCTTTTACTTGACTTAGCACCTGCAAGTGATGTAGAAACAAATACTGCTGCTAGTGTAGTTAGTGCAGTTAAGGTAAAAAATGATGGTTATGTTCCTGCTCTTGCTATATTTCAATTTTATAGATACACAGATGCGACAACAGAGGGTGCAGCAGAATATCTACATTTCTTATTAAATCCAGACGAAGAAATTGTATTACCTGCAACTAGAGGGATTATAGCAGAAGATGCAGAACAATATATCGGAACTGCTGTAAGTGCAACTGCTCCAAACTCAGCAGAGAAAGTTGATACAGGGGATAATGTTGCGAGTGGTGAACTAAATAATACTACCGATCCAGTTGTATTTGAGCTTGATAATGGACACGAGAAATATCGTGTGGGAGATAAATTGAGAGTAGAAAATGAGATCATTAGAGTTGAGGGTACTTTTGACAATAATCCAACAGCATCAACAGTAGCAGATAATCAT